TCTGTTCGATAAGGACGATGGGGTCATTGCAGGCTACTTTTGCTTTCTCGACCTGCTCATAAGCGTATGTAGCGTACTCGACAGCGCAGCGCTCCATCTCCTCGTTGTAGTAGGTGAGGTTTTCTGTTGGGTCGGCGGTTTCTCTGCCGAGCAAGGCTTTCAGCCTGTGTTCGCAGAGAGTGTGAGCGTCCGTGCCCTCCTGCGCATACTCGCTTGATGTATCCGGCAGTTCGGCACAGAGTTTAGCAGACGGCGGACATTCGAGCCAGCGGTGGCTTGATGACGCCGAGAGAATTGCGTGGTTAGTCGGCATTGCCAAGCACCTCCACCTCTGCGAGGACTGCTGCATATTCCTCCGGCTTGATTGCAGACAGCTTGTCCGCACCGTGCTTTGTGATGATTGACTTTACCTCTGCTGTGAACCCGGCGCGGGATTTTTCGGCGCAGACGGCTCTGACGTTTTCGAGAGTGACAGATACTGTAGCGCTATCGGATTTCTTTTTTGCTGACGGCTTATCCATCGGCTGCGGTGTATCTTTACCAGAAATCAGAGCCATTATTGATTCAGATAAGCTGATAAGCACCTCGCCGCAATGCTTAAGTTCGGATAACTCTGCTGCCAGTTCACTCATTTTCCCCATCATGCTGTTCCTCCTTCCTTAATGTTGCAGATTGCCAGTTCTTTCACAGAATCACCCGGTACGATAATGGTAATCTGCTGTTTTCTGCCTAACAGGAAACGAAGTATGCGTTCTCTTAACGATATGGTATGCAGAGCTGCAACATCGTTTCTCATCGGCTTTCTTGAAACACTTATTCTCAGATTGTGTTCCATTCATTTCACCTCTTTCCGAGGGATTTTGTTTCCCTCTGCCTTATAGCCTCGGCAAGGAGAGAGATTGGACAGTCTTTCTAAATTTCAGATAAAAAATTGAAAAAACAAAAAAGCCGTGAGCATTTGGAAAATCCAAACACCCACGGCATAATATTATCATTTTATCATTTGATTAACTTTCCTCTGAACCTCCGAGTAATCATACCCGGCTTCAGTCAATTTTTCCTTTCTCTCCGAACCGTTTCCCCACAGCCCCGCAACAACTTCAACGGCAATCTCGTCAACGGTTTTCTTATAGAGCTTTTCGTTCACCCTTTTCTGAACAGCATTGTAGTCATATCCGGCGGCGGTGAGCAGCCTTTCACGCTCCGCACCGTTATCCCACTTGCCGGCAAGAACCTCGTCAGCAAGCTGATCTATGGTTTTCTTGACAGGCTTTTTCTTCCCGTAATCGGTAAAGCAGATATCACCGTCAATATCGTACCCGCCTATTCTGTCAAGTCCCCACTGCCACATAGTCTGACCATAGTTGTACTTTGACGGGAAGTCAGGGCTGTTCGTCCAGTGAGCAAGCCAGATGTCATACTTGCCAACGATCCTGCTCTTGTCGTAATAATGCTCCATAAAAGACGGATTTGCATAAATGCCTGTCTTGAATCCCGCCTGCCTTATCTTTTTACAGAAAGCAATCGCCATCTTTGTGCGGATTTCCGTGTTCAAACCGCTGATCTGCTTTTTCTCTTCCATGTCGAAGAATACGGGATATGTCGGGGACAGTTCCTTAATCACAGAAATACATTTTTTGGCTTCAGCTTCTGCCTGCTCAATGCTCATAGCATAGCTGTACCAGTAAAATCCGTAATCAATGCCGTATTTCTTGCAGTCAGCCACGAACTTATCCATAGTAACATCTTTCTTCGTGGAAAAACCCGCACGGATAATTGCGAATTTCACACCAGCTTGTTTCAACGCAGGAAAGCTGATACCCTCCTGGCAGTAACTCAAATCAACACCTTTAATCTTCATCATCGTCCTCCTTTTCCGAACGCTTATGCAGCTGCTCCAGCACATCTTTCAGCTTCTTAGGAACAGGCAGACCCAGGTGAGCGGCGTTCTCAAGCAGTGAAATACCCTCGTTCGACAGATAGAAGAATATCACCGCAGTACGAAGAACAGAGCCTGCGCCAATAACCCGAGTGTCAAGGATATGCCCGCCGCCGACCAGAGCAAAGATAAGTACCTTTCTGCATATTCCCTTGAATCCTACAGAACTGGATAATTTCTTGTCCGAGATAGCGCACATCACTCCGGTTATGTAGTCGATAACCACAAAGGCAATAAGCGCATACAGCAACCCGTCACTCCCTCCGAGGAACCAGCCGAGCCACCCGCCGACCGCCGTAAAAATAAGCTGAATTGTGTTCCAGAATTCTCTCATAATAAACCCTCCAATCATTCGTCAACGATGTCGTAAGTTATTTTCATGACCTGCCCGTCCAGTTTTCGCACCGGCTCTGACAGGTTGTTTATTGTGGTAAGGCACAGTTTGCAGATACCAAGCGCAAAGCCGAAAAAATGCTGACTGCCGCTTGAATACGGATAGTACGGCAGAATATACAGCGGCAGATTAAGTCCGTCCGTCTTGATGATATTCGCATACGAATACAGATAACTGTTTCCATAAGTCGGAGCAGAGAACCGCATTCTGTATCTGCCGTAATCCTCGCCGCTTTTGATTATCTCAAGGGCAAGCAGTGAATAGGAAATATTGCAGCTGTCGCAAATCACAAGCGGAGTGTTCGTCTTTTCGTCAACATAAAATCCCCAGAAGCTCGCCGCCGTCATATTAGAGAGCGTTCCGTCAGCGACATACTGCCATGTCTTGCCCGTGGATTTGCCGTCCTTTGTGAATATGCGCAGCTGCCCGAAGTTGTTTGTTCCGGTCGCTTCTTTGCCGTCTATCAGCGGATATTTAGTAATGACGAAGTACTTATCGTCCCACTCAAAGGCGCTCAGCGCATTGCAGTAATCGCCGTTCACACCCGCACCGTAAAACCATCTGTACTGCGATGAAGAATTGCTAATTCTCTCATACTTAAAGCCCACGCCATACGTCTGGAGCAGCGTGTCGGTTTCGATGGTTTTCTTCGAAACCTGCGAGTAGTCGGACAGACTGAAAATATAGTGATGGATATGACAGCGCGAGGTAGCAACAATATGTATCTTATTGCCGATAACATACGGAAAATACGCAAGCCACTGTGGGTTGTTCTCCCAATCCTGCCGCAGCTTTTCCTTTTCTTCCTGCGGTACATAGTCCGCATTTGTAGTGTTACAGTCATAAAAACAGCCGCCATGATGATAGCTGTTGTCGTACATGGAATCCGGAATACGCTCTGCCGCTGGGAACAGTTCTATAACTTTCTTCACGCTTATAATGCCGCAGAACGGCTTTTCCGTGCTTACGCTTATCGACATGGGGTCGAACATAACGACCTCATAAATGCGCCCGTCATGGATATGCTTTCCGAGAAGCCGCACATTTCCATTGGACAGCCTGCCCATGTAAAACCACTTGAAAACCCCGCAATTGAACTGCGAATCCGGAATATACCGCCCGACAATAGTGTGATACGCCTGCTTGAATGAATCCAGAGAACTGCTGTTAAGGTCAGTGCCTCCGCAGGACAGATTCCAGTAGGAATGGTGCATTCCGTTTGTGCCGCCGTCCTTGGTGGTAAGGCAGATACAGCTGATTTCGCCGTTCGCCTTGTCCGAAGCAAAGTCCCACACATGGCGGTAGCCCTTGCCGTTCTCAATGCGACCGCTTTCGTTAGCGTTGTAAGTGCCGATACTTGTGTCCGTGTTCGTGTTGGCGATTCCTGCGTGACCTATCTCCTCGTTCGTCCAAGGTAGCATCATATTGTTGCCGTCCTCGGGGATTTTGTCACGGCAGACTATAACTCCACGGAATGCAGTATCGGCGATGTTACCCGCAAAATCACGCAGCATATTAAAGCTGCGGTCGTTGTCGGAATCCATGCCGATTTCAATGTAATCGGGCGGGTTGAGAATCGTATCCACTGCGTTGGTTATCATGTTCTCCTCATGCAGTTCACGAACTACCTCGCCTGTCTTTTCATCAAAAAGCTGAATGGTCGCTTTACCTTTAATCATTCTGTTCCTCCTCATACGGTGTGTAAATAAACGATGTCTGGAAGCCGTTACACGGCGCATTGTTCAGAACATCAATAAGATTTCCGACATCTCCATCATACAGCAGCGTAATGCTCTGAACGCTGTCTTTCATTGCGGAACTGCCGAACGCAAGCCAAATCGTACTGCCGAAATCACCCACGCCGAAATCTGCGGAAATCGGCTGCAAGCGGACTGTTTCCTTTTCGGTGGTGACTATCATTGTGAACGCAGAAACCGCTATTTCATCAGCCTTGACGGGATTTCGCAGTTCAAGATATAGCTTTCTGTTCGATACGTTCACCACGGTGATTGGCGGCGGGGTGATTATCTTCGGACTCCATGCGTCAGGGAATACCGCTCTGACGGTGGGTTCAAGCGTTTTTCTCTCCCTTTCACGCTTTATGAAAGCAGACATAGGTTCGCTGAACTTGAACTTATGTGACTTGAGAATCTCAAACAGCAGCGTATCAGATGTGCGAACAAGCGACTTTCTGACGGTTCGGCGCATAGTAAAATGGACCTCGTCCTCACGAGCTTCAATGTAACCGTCCCACGGGGTATCTCCGGCGAGATAAGCGCCCATTACATAGCCCCATGTCTGCATTTTCGGAAATTTACCCTCTGCGCCGTCAGCCGAAATCACACTCAGCGACATGGTGTTTTGACCGACCTCCGATGTAAACGGATAGGTGTAGGTCTTTGTGTGCGGACCCTCGCTGAAATACTCCTCATACCTCATGACCTCGTTTTCATTCTTTTTCAGAATAAACGCGAGAGTTCCTGCGGCTGAAATCACGAATTTAACAGTCGAGCAGAACGCCGCGTATGTCGCTTGAATCGCATTGTAAGTAATGCGGAACAGCCGCTGTGACTTCTCCGTAACCGAAATATCCGCGCTGTTTGTCGCAGTTTTCAGTTCCGCAGTGGATTCGCCAACGTCCTTACGTATCTCGTTCGTTTTCTGCTCCATCTGGTAGAGATTGTCCGAAATGCTCGGACGATAATCTCCGACCTCGATGGAAATCTCACGGCGGTTGTACGGATTGAAACTCATGGCGATTATGCGGGTGTTCACATTGAGGTTAAACGGGTGGAACACTATCTGCACATTGTCGCCGACCGAGAAATTGACGTTCTTGTAGAGCGTCAAACCGTAATTTGTGGTACCGGAACGGTTGTCGGTTTCCATTGTGAGGTCGGACACGTTTTTCCCGTCCATAATGCTGATGTAGTCCTGCGAACCTCTGTGGGAACGGATATTTATTTCCGCTCCGTTGTACTCGATTTCTCCTCCGCAGAGCGCAATTAGCTGCATTAAGGCGGCTCTGCGGGTACATTCTCGATTGATTTTCAGCTTTATCGGAACGGTCGGGTCGCATATTCCTGCGGTCAGAGAAGTGCCTTGCAGCAAAGAAATAAGGCACTCACCGGGAGCGCCCTCAAAGTCAAATTCAGTCAGCTTGTATTCATCGTTGTTCAGTTCGTATGACTTGTGCTCGCACTCAACCGTACAAATCGCAATGCCGTTTGAAAGGGATTTCGACACTTTCACCACATTGAAAAGGTAGTCCAGCGTGTCGCTTTTCAGCTGTACCTCAAGACCTGTGAATATCTCCGAAGCCATCGAGGAAATCACAGAAAATTGAAAGGTGCATTCTCCGTTCAGACTGTCGGTAAGCGATGCGGAAATCACCCTTGTAAACACACCTCTCACATTGCCGTTTTCGGTCACGATTATCTCAACCATCACACAGCCCCCGCATTCCTTACCGTCACCTTGTTTTGATTCCACTGTATTCGAGATATTACCTTAGTCAGCGGAACTCCGTCAATACTCAGCGGAATTGTTACATCAAACGCCTGCGTCTGCACTCCATTGAAGCCTGAAACCGTGCCGTTCATGTCGAGGTCAAAATCTGACGGAATTGCATTCTGCATACTCTTTGAAACGTCCTTCATCTCATCGCCGAAGCCCTCGCCAAGTCCCTCAGCCATAAAGCCGCCGAGGTTTGCGAAGAGCTTTGACGGCGAGTGTATTCCGAAGAAGTCCTTGATTCCGTCAACAATACCACCGAAAAAGCCGCTGATTTGATTCCAGAGCCACGCGCCTGCGTCAGAAATGCCCTGCCACAAGCCTTTCAGCAGGTTGCCACCGACCTCCGCCATCTTACCGAAGTAACTGCCAAATGCGTCTACAATGCCGGTTATGATTTGCGGAATCGCCTTGACTATCTCCACGATTATGGTCGGGAGGTTTTCAATCAGCGCGATAAACAGCTGAACGCCCGCCGCAACAAGCTGCGGAATCGCTCCGATAACAGCGTCCATAACGCTTGAAATAATCTGTGGAATAGCCGCAACAATAGTCGTGATGATTGTCGGCAGGTTCTGCACAAGCGAGATGAGCAGCTTGATTCCTGCTTCGATGATGAGCGGAATAGCGGAAATCACCGCCTTGATTATCCCGTCAATTATCTGCGGAATTACCTCTACGATTGCCGCGATGATGTCCGGCAGAGCCGTAACAAGCGCTGTCAGCAGCTGTATTCCCGCTTCGATTATCTGCGGTATCGCGCCGATTAGGAAATCCACGATTCCCGTGATTATCTGCGGCAGGGCTTCAATAAGGACTGGCAGTGAATCTAAAATGCCCTGCGCAAGTCCGGTTATAAGCTGCAAAGCTGCGTCCAAGATAAGCGGCAGATTGTCCGTCAGACCACGGACAATAGTAACAATTGCTTTCACTGCCGCAGGAATCAGCGCAGGCAGTGCGTTTGCAATACCATTTACCAGTGAGGACACAAGCTGTACTGCCGCGTCAATGATAAGCGGCAGATTCTCAATCAGCGCATTAACGACAGTCATGACCGCAGACACCGCCGCAGGGATTAGCTGCGGGAGCAGGGATAGGAGCGTTTTCAGCACCTGCGAGAATAGTTTTGCGACCGTGTCAAGCAGTGTGGGCAGCAGGTCGCCGACAGCCGTCAGCAGAGCGTCCAGCGCCGTGGGCAGAGCCGCCACGATGTTCTCAATAACCGGGGTGATGTTCGCCACCACGG